CACCCGTCAAAGAGAAAATCCCCAATTTTTCTTTTTAGGGCAGCGTTTCACGTGAAACATACCCCATATCCCGGACTTTCTATGATAATTTCACTTACAAACAAATATAAAAAGAATATATTGACAAAAACCCTTTGAAATGATAGATTTATAGTAATGAGGCAAGTGGATAGATTTCCCTAAGTGGATTTCTGTCCATTTTTTTTGATATTCCGACGAGGAGAGCGAAATGATGGCCTACTAATGAGCATGCCAACAAAGTTAAGCGAAAAACATTGGCAAGTCCTTAAGATGTTGGAGGATATGACACGCGCCGATGCTGCAGATGCTATTGGCTGGACAAAGAACCACCTTGATCATCTTTGTACTGGTAGTGTTGAGAAGGCCGGAGGTGTTGCTACACTCTTTAAGAAAGAATATCTCAAGATTCAAGCAAAACAATCTGAAGAAACAAAGCAGTTGGTTGCACAGAACACTAAAACAGCTCAAAGATTGATAGCTCGTGTGTTTAATGACATTGAATCCAAGAAAAAGGTCACGCCGGAAGATAAGAAGATCCTTTCAATGTACACGAATGCCCTTTCTAAATTTACCCCCACCGTTAATGTTAAAAATCTATCTTATAGTTATACCAAAGGCTTAACGGCCGAGGAATTAGTGCATGAGTTTAAGCGCCTTAAAACAATTGCAGAGTCATCATTTGACCGCGGAGGACTTCCAGAAGCTCCCGAGGGAAGAACAGGAGACATATCTTCGTTTGATGAATGAGGAGGTGTCGTGGTTAAAGAGTCAAAAATTACTTCTTTACGAGCCAATGCCCAAGCAGGATCTATTCCACAAGAGCCCAGCTACCCGGAGGGCACTATTTGGTGGGAACCGAGTTGGGAAGACAGTCGCTGGTGGTATGGAGTTCCTATTCCATATGACTGGCCAGTATCCGGATTGGTACCCAATGGAAGGACGGTTCAAAGGAAGTATAAAAGGTAGGATCATAGCTAAAGATTTCCAGAAGGGTGTTGGTGAGGTTGTTACACCTTTCTTAGAAGAGTGGCTGGATGATAGCATGATCGCTCGTAGGATCAAGAATCCTATGGGAATACCTACGAAGTACCAGTTGAAGAACGGTTCGGTCTTTGATATTTTAACGCATGAGCAGTCTACAGAGCAATTTGAAGGTTGGCGCGGTCATGTAGCTTGGTTTGACGAGCCCCCTCCTCGTGACAAGTACGTGGCTACTCTCAGAGGGTTAGTTGATTATAGTGGCCGACATTGGCTAACCCTCACCCCCCTCACTCAACCTTGGATATATGATGAAGTCTATACAAATCCGGATCCACAAACGTTTTGCGTCACCATTGATATTCGTGAGAACATCTTTTTGTCGGAAGACGCGATTAAAGAGTTTGAAAACTCGCTTACGCATGAGGAAAAGGAAGCGCGCCTGCATGGGAAGTTCATGCACCTTAGCGGCCTTATATACAAGGAGTTTCTAGCTGAGACGCACGTCATTGATCCCCCGAAGATTGAGCAGCACTGGAGTCGGTATATGGCGATTGATCCCCATGAGCGCACTCCTACGGCCGTTCTGTGGCTTGCTGTAGATGAGAAGGACAACCATTATCTCTATGATGAGCTTTGGCTCAGGGATATGGACATAAAAAGTATTGCAAATGCTATTCAGGTTCAAGCCGGAACGATCCCGGCACATGTAATGTTGATTGATCCTCACGCAGACAAGGATAATGTGGTGGCTGGCGGATTCAATGTCCGCAAAGAGCTCATGAAGTACGGTGTATTTACTCAGAGAGCTAACTCCGATCCCATGCTTGGAAAAGCAAGGATCCGTCAGGCACTCACTCCAAGGTATTCTCCACTTTTGAAGCGCGAAATACCGCAATTACACGTTTCTAAATACTGCACACAGACGATTTACGAGTTTCAGCACTATATTTGGGATGAGTACAAGCGAAATACGGAAGATTACGACAAGAAAGAGGTTGCGAAGAAGAAAAATGACCATTTTATGGATTGTTTGAGGTATATTTACAATTATGGACCGCGATATATCGTTCAAGAGGAAGATGAAGGTGGCGAAATTGAGTATATTGGCGAATACACGAAGCGCCCGATTGAAAAACCGAAGGCCGGGAGCTATCATGCGTTAACAGAAGACAGAGCAGGGAGGTTTTAGTGGTCTCAAAGAGAAAAAAGAATAAGCACATGGATTATGGGTGGCAGCAGTGGCTTGATTCTTTGGATCAAAAGACCGGTTCTGTAAAGGAGTATCCGGGTTCTAAGGCGCGGTGGCTTAAACCTAAAGATATTGATAAATATGCAGGTTCGCTTACACCGGAAGAACTTTATATGAAGGATAAATCACCGATCCCTCTGATGCACAGTTATCCTACAACAGCAGTGAACATTAGTGAACCGCCATGGTTGGATCAGGAAAAGAATGCTACAGCCTTGTTTGCGGCTGAGGCTGATCCTCGCAGGGATATGCACATGGGTTGGCAAGATAACGATAACGCACAAGGAGTATATGAGCATGAGGTAGCGCACGAAAGAGATCCGCGTAGAGATAAGTACAAGATGTGGTCTTTCCCAAATCATGGATTTACGACATATAACGGATTTTCTGGAGGTTTGTTGCAGAGAGAGTTTCCGGCTATGGTAGCAGAGGAAAAATTTAGGAGGGAGAGAGATGGCATATAACTCACAATCAATGGCACTTACAGGGGCTCTTCCGGCTGGTCAAGGCTTTGGTGGTTCAAACGGATACCAGCTCCCATCATACAGCACTGTGGACAATTTCCTAAGAGGTCCAGGACAGCAGAGTGTGCCAGCTTCTTATATGCAGGGCATACCTGTTACACCGGGAACTCAAAATTTTACATCTTCTTACGGTGGTGGATCTTCACCATCTATGCGTGATACTAATGTTGAGGATTACTGGAATGGTAGCGGATATGATGAGATTGGTGCAAGTCAAGAATATCAGCCTTATGATTATACAAACACTTATCAAGTAGGAAATCTTCCTACAGATCAATGGGCTAACGCTAACACCTATGCACCATGGTCAGGTGGTCCTACACAGGACTTAGACTACGGTGAGATAAACCCATGGGCAGGTGGTAAGGCTCCGTTTGGTACAGATACTGATCCTCAATGGGGTGGAGCCGTAGGTGGCGGTGCAGCAGGCATGGGAACCGGTGCAGCTTTATACGGAGGAGCTGGGTTAGCTTCAGGTGGTATCGGTGGAATGGCAGGTCTTATGAGCGCTGGTGTCTTAGGGCCGGCTGGTCTGATAGGTGCAGGGCTTGGATATGGTATGAGCAGTTTGTTTGGAAAGAAGAAGAAACGCGGTTCAACGGGATGGCAGGATACACCAAGCTATCAAGGACAGATGTTTACACCGGAAGAAGGGTTCCCAAGTTATTACAGTCCTTCACAAGAAACGCAGAATCAGACACAGCAAGGGCTTTATGATCAGGCAAATCAGTTTGCTTATCAGCAACCACAACAGCAAGGATATGATTATAATTATTCAGGTGGTATGACACAACCGCAAGGTGGAATGGATCAACAGAATTATGTTGGACAGCAAGAACAAGAGTACGGTTCTTTCTACAATAAAGATAAAGGCGGTATCTACGATACCTTTACAGTCTAATGCCAAATGTAAAAGAAATGTATGTAGCTTTAATTAAAGACGGTCTATCTGAAAAAGACGCGGCTAAGCAAGTGCAAGCGCGTACTGGACTATCTGCTGTAACCGGCAGACCAATCAATAAACAACTTTATGGTAAGTTCAGTAAAAAGACCGGAAAGGTTATCGGACAATATGGGAGCTAACAAGCAAGAGAATACTTATACCGCAACTTCTGATTCTCCTAAGAAAGATAAGATGGTTGAATTTGTTGTTGAAGAATTTAAGCGTTATGAAAAGTTCCATAAGGATAGGTATGCGGATGCTGCTAAGGTTGTTGATCAATGGAACAATAAACCGCCAGGTAGATCTTATGACTGGATGAATCAAGTTCATTGTCCTATTACTTTTGCAAGTGAACAAACAGTAACACCACGCATTTTCTCGGCGCTGTTCCCTAATGATGCTCCTATTGATATTCAAGTTTATGGGAAAGTTTCAGAACAACAAGGAATTTTGATACGCGATACTTTGAAACATTATTATCGCATGGCTAATGTTATGGGTGAGTGTGTACCTTCTCTTACGCAGAATACTTTACTTGGTACTGGTTATGTTGAGTGTCCATATCTTTATCGCAAGGCTTGGCAAGTCAATAGAGAAGGTAATAGATATTTATCTGTCATTGATCGTAGACCGGATTGCAAGAGTGTAAACTTTTTTGAGATGTTTCCACATCCGGCAAAACTAGAGATGAAAGATGGCCTGCCTCTCATACGGAGGCAGTTTTGCGATGCGGAGTATTTGAAAGCTTTGGCTGATCAACCAGAATCAGATTTTAAGAATTTGAAAGAAGCTTTAATGACAGAGAGTACAAGGATGGATAGCACAAACTTCCTTGATCCGCAGGGGCAAGTTATTGAGCAGAAAAGACGTGATGAATATGAGTTACTTCATTACTGGGGCCCTTGGGATGAAAGTTATACAAAAGATGATAAACCGGTAGTTAAGAAAGCAGTTCCATATTGGATAACAATAGTTAACAGAAAAGTAAAAGTTCGTGGAATCCCTAATCCTTATAATTTTCAACATCCGCCATATGCTAAGTTTAATCTCTTTTCGGAATCTAAGCCTTGTTGGTTTGGTGTTGGTATTGGTACTGTTGGAAAACCGACACAAGATCGGTTGAATAAGTTAATAAACCAAAGGCTTGACAATGTGGACTTAGTCCTCAATAAGCAAGGATTCTATAATGGTGCAGACCCTCTTATTAATGTTAAAAAATTACAGATTTCCTCCCCCGGCCACTGGCATAAAGTGTCAGATACTGTTAATTCAATACGATGGATGGACACTCCTGATGTCACAGCTTCATCATACAAAGAGGAAGAGCTTGCCAAAGCTGATTATCGTGAGGCCACCGGAGCAAGCGCCCCACTTATGCCTACTGAAAAGGGCCAAACCGAAACCGCGGCTGGATTGAATATGTTACAGGGCGCTGCCGGAATTAGGTTTAGACCGGTGCTCAAGAAGATTGAGGTGGATCTTATGACCTCTTTATCAATGATGTTTCTATCTCATTTACAGCAGTTTATGACTTTGCCTGAGTGGATCAAGGTTACTTCTAATGATGGTAAGGATGAGCCGGCTTTAGTTAAACCAGAGATGCTACACGCAAAGGTACAGATCATACCGACCGGGATTAGTGAAACGCTGAACAAGGAATCACAGATTGGTCAGTTGCTTCGTTTCAAAGAGGTATCGGCTAATGATCGTACGATCAACCAAGCCGAGCTTAACAGGCGCATAGCAGAGTTGATGGGCTTCAAGGATATATCTAAGATCATCATTCAGCAACAACCTGTTCAAGCAGGACCCGGTCAGCTTTCACCAGAGGATCAACAATACATTCAGCAAAGACTACAAGAAGGAGCCTCACCAGAGCAGATCAAGATGGAGCTAAATGGTAATCCACCTGCCGGACAAGCCGGTGATGCACAACAAGGACCACCCGGTCCTGGAAGAAGACCTAAAGGACAAACCCCTGAAGTTGGTCAACCGGTTCAAAACCCTATGAGGATGCAAAGACAATAATGGATATCCAGCAAGCAAAAGAGTTAAAGAGTAGTCTTATGTGGGCAGGTGTCGTTGAAGAGATGGATAAGAAGATCGTATTTGAAGTAGCAAAGCTCAAGGCAGCAAAGCTTGAGGATATAATTCTTATACAGGCAACAATAAGAGCTTATGAGTCTTTGAAGAAGTTGCCTGATGATGTAATAGAACGAGAAGAATAACCTAACCTTGTGTTTCGGTTCGCCATACCGTATATGGTGTAAAGGAGAGCAATTATGGAAGATCCAAAACAGGGCGTAAATTCTGCCCCCGCCCAAGCAGGTACGAAAGAGCCATCGTCACAGGCACAGCCTTCTCCAGAGGTTAAATCTGGAAGTTCGTCTACTGACGTAAAACAAGTTCCGTTACCAGCTTTACAGGAAGAACGCGCTAAGCGTCAGGAAGAGCATAGTGTTCGTTTAACCTTAGAGCAAGAAGTAGCTGATCTAAAGAGAGCAGTTGCGAATCAACAGCTTCAACAAGCTCAGTACCAAGCACCTCAACAGCCACAGGTTGATCCTAAAGTGGAGTTAGAAAAACTTTGGGAAGATGACCCGAGGAAAGCAGTACAAGTTGAGATTATGTATGCTATGGACTGGCGTGATCGCATTGATTCATCTTTAGAATCGCAAGCTGATGCTATGGCAAGGAGATATCCTGATTTCAATAACTATCGTAGCACTGCGCTAGGACAGGTTAGAAGCCTTCCGTTAAATGCGCGTGGTGGCCCGGGAGTATTGGAAGCAGCCTATTTCATGGTCAGAGGTCAGAATGCAGATACAATGATTCAGCAGAGGGAGGCAGAATTACTTGAGAAGTATCGTAGAGGAGAGATCAGCGCGGCTGGGTTAGCACAACCACCGGGATCTTTTTCTTCTCCGGCACCAACTGAAGGAACTGCCGCCACTGAGGAAGAATTGAGAGTTGCTGCAGCAATGGGATTAACGGAACAACAGTACATGAGTGGAAGGGTTCAGAAATGAGCATATTCCAAAAAGGTATAAATCCGAGAGCGTTTGGAACACCTCTTGTGTGTCCACATCCGCATCCGAAGAATCATATGGCTAAATGTAATGCGCAGAGATGGAAACAGGATCATCAGCGTAGTACATCAACCAGAATTCGGTATGTTTGCAAACAATGTGGCAAGGGGTTGATATACGATATCTCTAATATAAATCCCGAGCTGATGAGAGTCGGTAAGTAACCCTTGCCGGTAAACTTATCTAAGGAGAATGATCATGGGAGCAAAGTACAAATACTGTATTGATGGATCCGAGCTGGTTATCAAAGACCTGCCGGCTGTAGCAGACACATACCAAGACGGTGAGATTCTTAAAGCTGCCGCTGTTAATGAAGGTGGCGTTGGTTCTATGGGAGTCGGTACCGGTTCTTTTGTAGGTGTTAGTAATCAAGGCGAAACATTGCCTGCAGCAAGTGGGTTAAGTGGACCTGGTTATGTCCTCGGTAACGATGGCGCAACCTTAGCCGGAACGCAAGTAGCTGGAACGTTGGATACCTTAAAGGTAATCATCAATCCTGGTGCTATTTATGCGATTCCGTATGATATGTCCTCTCCTATCACTTGGTCAGCTAATGCAGATACCAGCATTCAGTTTGTTGGTGTTGCAGATGACTTTGGTGGTGGTTGGGCATACAGCACAGATACCGGTGAGTTGGATTATGTTGTTACTTCTAATGAAGCAGCTGGCACGACTACGCTAACTGTTGTAACTGGAAACAACACAGCATCCGCAGAAGGTATCTTGATCCAACAAGGTGGAACTGGTCTTGCACAGAAGGTTGTTCTTACGACTGACGCTCTTAGCATCGCTGCTGGAACGTTGGACATTGACACCCCTGTTGCTGGTACTGGCGCTATTAACTTAGTGATCCTTGAGAACCGGATTGAATCTTATACCCACGGGTCTGAGATTCTTCGTCCGAAACAGAAACAACCAGGTGGAGTTGCGAATCAAAGCATACGTGTTCCTCTTGTGAAGCCTGATTTAGCTAAAGCTTTTGCTTATGCGAAGATCGTTGGCAACGTTTGGAATGCTTAAAGTTAAAGGAGAAAATCAATGGGCGTAATAGCATCGGAAAATTTTGGATATCTATTAGATCCAGGTTTACGTAAGATTTTCATGGATGAGTATTCTCTTCCTGAAGGTCAGATTGATAACCTGTTTGGAATGGAGAAATCCAATAAATCGGTGGAATACGACCTTGGTATTGGTGGTATGGGTGATCTTGAGGAATTTGATGGAACGATTCCTTATGATGACTTCAAACAGCAGTACAGGGTAAGCTATTCCCACAAGGAATGGGTAAAGGGTATTAAGATTGAGCGTAAGCTCGTTGACGATGACCTTTACAGCATTATTAACAAAAGACCGGCTCAGTTAGCATTGACAGCAAAACGTACGAGAGAAAAACATGGCTCGTCTGTTTTCAACAATGCTTTCAACACCTCTGTTTTCAGCGGTGGAGATGGTCTTGCTTTATGTGACAGCTCGCATACGCGCGTTGGAACAACCACAACTAACAGCAATGCTGGAAGTACGGCATTAAGCGCCACAGCAGTTGAGGCAGTACGCCTTGCTATGCGTGCGCTTACCGACGAGACGGATAATCTCCTAATCTCTCGTGTTGATACGTTGTTAGTTCCACCGGCTCTTGAAGAGCAGGCTTGGGAAATTGTCAATGCGACCGGTAAAATGGATACATCTGATAACAACCCTAACTTCAATAAGGGCAAGTATAAAATCATCGTTTGGGATTATCTTAGCGACAGCAACAACTGGTTTGCTTTAGATAGCAAGATGATGAAGATGTATTTGAAGTGGTTCAATCGTATTCCAACTGAGTTCAACAAGGATAAGGATTTTGACACCTACATCAGCAAGTGGTCTGTCTATACTCGTTATTCTTATGGATTCAGCGATTGGACTTGGATCTACGGTAGTAACGTAGCCTAGCTTTCTTCGTTAGGGAGAAGCTTCCCGGAGTGGAGGGGATAACCGGGATGAAAAATACTTCCACCAATTAACCTTTGCAAGTGGTATATCCACCTGCTCAACCAAGAGTCAAAGGAGAAATACAATGGCAAAAGGTCAAAACAAACTTCCACATTCATCCACACGAAGAGGTTTTTCCACTCACAATTCCGTAGGTACGGACAATCTCGCTAATCCACTCTTGCCAACGGTTACTTGCGTTGACGGTACTGTCGGTAAGTATCAGCCTGGCATGATTGAATTGAAGGAAGCAGATGGAACACCTCATTATCTTTGGGTTGATAGTACGGGAGATCTTCGTATTCATACGGCTATCCCTACTGATCCTGAAGCAAATGGAACGATTGTTGGAACGCAGTCTTAACAATGTTAATAGGGGCCGGACTCTTCTCGCCCCGTTAACACAACAAACGAGGAGAATAAAATGGGACCAAGAGCACAGAAGAAACAGGTACTAAGTACAACAGAGATAGCAAACCTTGAGAGTGAGAAAAAAGAGCTTGAGGGCGCGCTAAAAGAAGCAGAAGGATTCGGGGCAGGCACAGCAGGTGAACAGCTTGATAAAGGTAAGATTAAGGCTCAAATCAAGCACTATGAAGATGAGATAGAAGCAGGTTCACCGGGAAGACTTGCCGGGAAAACGAAGGACAGCTTATATCGTGAAGAGAAAGAGCTTGAAGCTCGTTTTGTAATAGGGTTACCAACGCGGTATGAAATGAATCACCCAGGTAAGTGTCCGGGAGCAGTACGGAAACACAAACACTGGCTAAACGAGAATGAAAATACAGGCTTCGTTGATCGCTACAGACAGATTCAGCGGACACTGAGACCTGGAGAAGAACGAAGCATTGAAACTCTAAGGAAGGATAAATAATGGCAAATGTGGTCACCACAAATCCAATAGTCCTAGACTCAGCAGGAGTTATTTCTGCTGTTCCAATAACAATCAAAGCAATACAGGTTGTCGCTACAGGTGCGGCCGAGGTTGTCTTATTGTCAGATGCTAAGGGCAATAAGGTCTTTGGAAGCATCAGTACAGCTGAAAAGTTAACGGACGGTCTTACCGTTCCGGGTGGGATTAAATGTCCTAGTCTAACGGCAACAACGATAACCGCCGGTACGGTGGTCTATCTCTATGAGAAATAGGAGAACACCATGGCCGAAATGCCTGATGCAAAGCTGTTAACTAAAGATGATGTTAATTACAGACAGCATGAGAAGTGTATGACATGTAATTACTTTTATCATCCTAATGTATGTCAGCTCATTAACGGAAACATCTCTCAAGATGCTGTATGTGATCGGTGGGAGATAAAGCCAAAAAGAGAGCCTATGGATGGCGAATCCTATATGAACGAATATAGGAAATCTCAGGATGATGACTAATGAGTTTTCATAAGGAAACGCATACAATAACGATTGCCGGTGGGGAAGGTAGTGGACAATCATATCTTCCTCTCCGGGGGTTGTTGTGGCAGATAATCATACAGACGACATCCCAAGATACCGTTTGGTCAATGGAGCTTCGTAACGGCAAGGGTGAGGAGATCGGTGGTTGGGATGGTGACGTTGGGAACTTGAACTCAACGTATGGGTTAGTTATTCCTTTAGCCGGTGAGCATATGTCCTGGCATTTCTTTGCCGTTAGCAGGAACGAACCTATTGAATTAAGATTTGTTATCAAAGAGGAGCCTTACTAATGGTAACAAGAATCGTACAGGGTTGGAGAGAGATAAACACCACTACGTACATTAGTGGTCAGCCTATCGCTGCTTACCTTGAAGGGCAGATGGATGTTAGAGGTGTTTCATCTGTCACATACAAGGGTGTAGGAGCGGCTAGCAATGTTGCTGAGGGTCTTAGGACAACCATCTTCACAGTTGTTGCTGACGATACCATATTAAACATATCAAACATAGTTGTATCAGGCGAAGCATATGCCAAATATTTCCTGGTTCATAACAATACCGATTTAGATATACGCAGAAGTGGACCAGACAGGAATCTTGAGTTTGATTTTAAAGGAAGCTCATGGTTATTGAATTACGGAGACATCGTTGATGTTCAGGTAGAGCATTGTTGTCCAGGTGAGTTGCTTAACTTTGGTTGTACGGTATACGGATATGGCGACATAGCTGCTAGGATTGTTAAGCCACTAGCACCTGAAGAA